CTACGAATAATGCCTCTGCAACAATCTCAGTATATAGTTCCGAGAGTGTTGACGATGTTGTTTCGTTTGCCATTGTTATTTATCTCCGTTTATTTATTGTTTAAGTTGATTTGAACTGGTCCAGAGTCTCTTTGTTTGCGATACTCTGCATACTTTTTACGATCTTCTGGCTTACTCAAATCTAAATCCTGAATATTAAAAGGTTTTACAGTCTTACCTCCGACAGAACTCTGGCTTCCTGAACCAGACTTGCCACTTGCGGAAAAGTGTGGGTTTGCCTCTAAGAACTCTTTGACACGATCTTCTATGCTAAAAAGCTCACCTTTTGGGTTATATCTTATATTGCTATTGTTATCAAGGATTTCAATACGATTATCGTCACTCAGTCTAACTTGATTCTTAATTAAGTCACTTACTTGTTGAGGGTTAATTGCATTGTATCTTGAAGCAACAGATAAAAGACTATTATCAATCTTTTCTTTTTTTATATCTGCTCTCATCTTTTGCAGTTCAGCATCTTTACTTGCTATTTTCTCTTGCATCAATTTTTCAAGATCAGCTTTTGTTTTAGCTTCTTTGATTGCTCTATCTTTTTGAGCTTCTTCTTCAGCTTTTTTTTGTTCTTCAAGCTGTCTTGTATATTTAGATTGCTCTGCCTGAAGTCTTTGTTTGATAATGTTATCAAGCTGTTCTTGTGTAAATTGAGGTGCTGGTTTTACCTCGTCAGTTTTAGTTTCTTTAACCTGTTCTACAACAGCATCATTTTTCGGTTGATTAACCTGTTTGTCATCTGACATTTTTTTCTCCTTATATTATTAATTGTCCGTTACTATCATACCAATCTGGATTGACGTAACTCCATTGATGTCTGCAATTATAACCACCTCTGACTACTAAAGGATCACCTGGTTTCTTACCACTCCAACTTTGTCTGGCCCACAATTTTCTTACTTCGTCAATAGTGAAGAGATTACTCTTCCGTTTTCTATATACACCATTAAGCACATCTCTACAAATCCTTCTAGTTTCTGGTATTATATCTCCAAAATATTTAATATGTGTTAATCCTGCATCTAACGCTTTTTTTGCATTTACCTGTGCATCAAACTCTCTAAGGCCATCATTTAGAATCTGACTTGCATATTTTCTCATATTATCCCCAGCTCTATCTCTGCCAAATTTAGATTGTAATGTTTGAACTGCTTTATCAACCTCTGCTTGTGCTGACTTTTTGTTTTTGTTTTTCTTTATAAACTCTGCAAGTTTGTTTGCCTCTACATCATCTGATTTGCTATAAATACCATTTATAGTTTGTCTAAGCTCTGTTTCTAAATCTACAAAGTCTCTACCTATTAAAGTGTTTTGATAAACTTTATCAGCTAGTCTTTTTGTAAATGTATTAGATACATCTTTAAATTGCGTAAAGGTTTGTAGTTTAAGATTTCTTACTAATTCTAGATCACCTTTTGTAAGTTCCTGGAATGAAATAGGTATATTACCAATAGATTTAAAAGCTCTCTCAATACGTTTTGCTTGTTTGTTAAATCCACGTTTTGTTAATGTATCGGCCCATCCTAAAAACTCTCTTTGCATGATAGCTCTTATCTTAGGTCTTATGGATACTGCGGCTTGTAATTCTATTAATTTACCTGCTTGTGTTGGTAAGTCTTTTCCTGCAAGTCTTACAACATCATCTTCTATTTTATCTAATGTTCTCTGTAATGTTCGGTAATATTCTTGTTCTGCTCTATCTAGGTTTCTAATTCTATAAATAGTAAATTGTCTTACTTTGTCGGCCATTAGACTTGCTCATCTTCAACATCTTCTTCTTGTGGTTCATCTTGTGTAAATTGACCTACTTCTGATTGACCATCTATTTCTTCAAATGACTGGTTTAGTAATTCATCATCATCTATTACAGCTCTAACAATTTCTTTATCTACCTCTTTGTTAAATGTAGGTGATTCTATATTCATTGCTTTAGCCATAGAAAAGAATTGTAAGTCTGTTGCATAATCTCTTATATTAAAACTATCTGGATAATTTATTTCACCATCAAATGTAGTGTTTTGAAATGTTGCATATAATCTAAATATTTGCTCCTCTGCTATTTCTAAATTGTCTGCTTTTTCTGATAGTCTTGCGTTAAGTAATTCAAATTCTGTTTGTAATGCTATACCTGATGACACTTGTGTTTTTGTGGTCCTGATAGCTCCTGTATGTGCAATTCTATTTATAGCTTCTACTTTGTGTCTAATAGATTCCATAATAGCATTTAAGTTTTGTCCTGATGGTTGTAATAGATATGGTTTTAAATTTGAGTCTATTTCTTCTGGCATCTCTATTACAGCACCTGCACCTGCACTTGCGTTAACGCTTGGTGTTTTAACTAATGATGGATGGTTTGTTAATCTTATAAGTTGCTCTATTTCAGAATACTCATTGTAAATCGCTTTTTGTAAATCAGCTATATCAGTAAGGTCTGATTGACCAATCCCTCTCTTGTGCGATTTAGAATTGTATAAAATAACTGCTGGTATTTTGCCAATCAGATTATCGGCAGTATCTATAATAGAGGGTTCTTCGTTATCTTTTTGATACAATGTTTCTATACGATCTGGATACCACATTCTCATATAGATACCACCATCCTTATCTACCTCTTCTCTTACTTTTAAATAATCTAAATAATATTTTCCATTTACTTCTCTTTTAAAATTCCAGTCCAAAACATTCTCTGGAGTTACAATAGAGATATATGGTCGTATATCTTGATTAAGTTCCTCTGCCTTTGTTCTTGCTTGTATTGATGGTTTATCTAATATTAGAAAACAATGACCATAGATTGAAGCATAGTTTTGTGCTTGTTTCATCACATTGTTAAAACTATTACCTTCAAGGTCAGCGTCTTTTAAGAATGATTCTAAACTTGCTTCGTCTGCCATTGATCCAAAATCTCTTCTTGCTTTTGCTCTAAAAAGAAATGATGAATAAATTTGTATGATGTTCTTGCAATGGTTATCGCATGGTGTGTTGCCTAGACGCTGGTTGAACTCATTATCTAATTCTAAATTGTATCTGTTAAGATACTGGCCCAATGTATAATCATAACCTCCATTATAACTACGGATATAATACTCCCAGTTCATAATAGTCTCTTTGTAATCTTTATGAGTATCTAGTGCCTCGTCTCTGCTGTATGCCATACTTTCCTTCTTTAACATTCCATCTCTGAGCAGGACTTGGTGGTGTGATTACAATGAGAGGTTTAATAAAATCTATTAAATATCCCAAAGCATCGTTCATATGGTCAAATCCTTCCTCTTTATCAGGAATATTTGTATTCTCTTTGTATATCTGCCTTTGTAATCCTTTTATCAATGTTTTACAAGATTTGCTAACAAAAATATATCTATTACCATTTGCATCTTTTAATCTTGAATTAACATTGTTCACTCTGTCTCTAATTGCAGAATGTTTAAATTTAGCTTTAACCTGGAAACCAGCATTTTGTAAGATAGATAAATCTGTTTTGCCTCCTGCACTTGTTTTTCTTTGCCTACAAGCTGGGTCAGGATATATAATAATCCGCATTTTGCTACCATATCTATCTCTTATCTCCTGGCACATTTCATCAGTATTGCTTCCATAAATAATTATCTCATCTACGATATAAACCTTATCTTTATCTATTTGTGCTACACAAGCTGACATTGGCGATACGTTGAAGTCCATCCCAATATGTACAGGTTTGGAAAAGTCTATCTTTTTATCAACAACACTATCTACTGGATGAAAGTTATAATAAACAGCTCCTGCATAGTTTTCAAACGTACCTTCAAACTCCTGTCTAAATGTTCTAATGTCTATATCTTGTTTGGCCTGGTCCAGTTCTTCTTTTGTAACCATGCCACCTTCTAATGTAGTATATTGAAAAGACTCCCACTCTGGGTCTGTCTTACCTTTTAAATATTGTTCATATGACCAGTTACCAAAACCTCTTGGTGTTCCGCACATAAGGACTCTGCCTTTTGTATCTGCAACAGAAGCTCTCAACACTTCAGTCCAGGTCCTTTTATCTATATCTGCAAACTCATCTAATATTAAAAAATTTATACCGCTTCCTCGTAAGCTATCAAAGTTCTCTGCACCTTTAAGTGATATGGTGCTGTTTGTTTTTCTAATATGTATTGTAAGTGTAGTCTCATTGATGTCTTGTACCCAGTTATATTTGTAAAGCATCTCTTTAAGATTAGACCAACAAATCTCTTTTGCCATTTTAAGACTAGGTGCTACATACCATATTGTTTGATTTGGTATAGCGGCCTGTTTCATCATCTCAACTATTGTGAGATATGTTTTACCAAATCTTCTACCGCTTATAAGAACTCTGAATCGCTTTTGTGAATGACTCACCTGATATTGCGGATTTGTAAGTTTTATCCTCATAACAATCAAATTTCATAATAATTTTATGTTTGTTCACTTCTCTTTTTCCAAGTTCTTCTGTCTTTTCTATTGATTTATTGTATCCTTCAATCAAACACGAATACACATCATCATACTTTTCATCAAATTTGTGTGGATCAAGACATATGCCTTGATATTGTGAACACATCATTATTACTAAAACCCATTTCATTTATCATTTAAACATTCCTGAGTTTGGAGTATTATTGGCTAAATCATCCAACCAGGATCGCTTCCTTCTTTTTTTATAATATTTCCTGTGGACCTTTTTGTTGAAACTCCATAACGAAATTCTGCTAGTGATTTTTTCAATCTTTGTAAGTACCCAATCTATCATTTTTTTCACCATAAATTATTTGCTTAAAGTTATAACTCTTACAATCTTTTTAGCTCCCATATATATTTCTGTTTGTGCTTTTATCTTTTGACAAGAAAACTGCACTCTTTCAGGTCTAACCTGTCTCTCAGCTATTCTTTTTGACTTTAGGCAGTCACTCATTTTTTCTTTGTATGTGTGTTCAATTACATCACCTTTTAACATCATCAATAAAGCTACTACTGTTTCTATCATTTATAAGCTCCGTTTGCTCTTACTTTGTCTTTTAAAATTTCTAATGACTCTGTAAGTTTATCTACGTCTTTTATTAATCTCTCTATATTTACTTTGTTATTCATCATTTCATCAACTCTTGTAGTTAATTTTTCTATTTCTACAATAGAATCTTCTATAAGTAAAAATTGTTCTGAGTCTGCTGGTAAAGACCCCATCTCACCTCTTGGCCACTTAATCCTAAACTCTGTGTTTTTTTCTAAATCACTTTCCATAAGTTTTAGTTTTGTACTATGTACATTAAGAGTTTCTACCACACCAAAATATGCCCACACACCAACTGCAACAGCACCAATGATAGCAACTAAGTTTCTAATTGGTAAAGAAATCTGTGTATTATCATTAACCTTCATATTTTGAATCCTCTACGCCAGGACCTCATACTCCAAAAGGCAGGACTCAGAGACTTTTGCCCTTTTACTCTTTTTAAAACTCCGCCCATACGAGCTAAAAAAGACCTCTGCCTTGATGGTATGTTTTTCTTTATACTCATACCTCTAAAACCAAATCTTACTATTTGTACTCTATTGGTCCTTCTGTTTCTGACATACACAGCAAACTTTTTTGTACCTGTTGGTGATCTGAAAGGTTTATTAAGTGTAACTGATCTGCCCTTGAATTTTGCCATATCTACTTATTATCACAATAAGCACCAAAAACTAATTCTTTTTTGTCTGACCTATTTAGATAATAACCTTGTTGATCTTGCCAGGTATGTGTAGCATTTTGTTTAATCCATTGCTCTGCTTGGTCAAAACAGGTTAAATTATGATCTCTGTCTATCTTGATTGTATAATATCCTTCTACTGATGCTGACAGCAAAAGAATATATAGATATTTCATCTTAGAGTTCTAGGTCGCCATTTGTTACAAACATAAGTGTCTCTAACACCTCTTTGTCTAAATATGTAACAAAATCCATGCTTCCTAGAATATACTCCACAGCTTCCACAGCTATACTTACCTTGTGATGGTCTAAAGTCTTGTGGCATTCTATGGGGTATAAACTCTCCGTTAGGATAGAAGTTAGACCGCTTCATCTACCCTGTCCTCTATATTTTTTTTTGTGAAATTCTTTTGTATTCTTGTTTGGTCTTTTTGTATGTCTGCCTGGTCTTTTCTTCCTGGTCCTTTTGACATAAGTATTTACACCAAATATATTTTTTCTCTTAGCCATCTACTGTCTCTGCATCTGATTCAATAATTAATGGCAGAGGTTCAGTAATGTTTGTTTGTTGCACTCTATCGCTAAATCCTAGAATGTTTTTACTTAACCAGATTTGCATATGGGTATTGTCTTTTTTAAGAGCTTTATCCCACATCTTTTTACGCAAACTAGCTTTTCCCTTCTCTCTGTGTTCGTCAATAAAATCGGCAAAATTTCTTCGTAATGTTCTTGCAGATACACCTAATATTTTTGCAATCTCATAGTCAGGACATCCTATTTGACATAATCTACTTAGTATTTTGTAGTCTATCTGTAATCTAGGTCTGCCTACTGCATTGTGTTGTTTTTGTGAATCTGTCATAATTTTGTCCTATTTAGACTTCTATCTTTTTCATAGATATTATGCAACCTAAAGGGAATACGTTACGATCTGAAAATTGTGCCTCATTTTCGTCATAACTTGCAAAAGTCCATACAAACTTTTTATCTTTTTTAAATAGATATGCCTGTGTAATCATTTTAGCTGGTTGCATCTGTGAGAACTCATTGGTATCAGCGTGACCTGCATCTCCGAGAATATCAAGCCATTTGATAGAATAGAAGTAATACTTTGTTTTGTTTATAACGCAATGTCTGTATTTACTCTTCTTCCTTCTTATCATATTCTAATTTACCTTTACCTTCGCAATCATCACATCTGGCCCATGTCTCTTCTTCCACAAAGTGATAATCAACACTATAAAATCCTCTTCCTTTACAAGTTGGGCAGGTCATGTAATTGGTGTTATTGTTCCCTTCCATCTGTGCCTCTTGTATCTTTTTCCATCACGTTCAACAGTCTCTTCATCACCCCAAGTATCTATTACCTTATACCCACTATTAACATCTTTTGATGGACCTATAATATTAGTTTTATTATTTAGTATATTACTTAGTAATGCGTCTGAAGTGGTTTTGTACTGGTCAGGTGTCAGATCATACTGCTGGAATTTATCATAATTTACAACACTTATAATCGTGACAGATTTGTACTTGTGATCTCTATGTGGGCTTATAGTGGCCACTCTTGTCGTAATCATCTTCTTACGTTTCAACCTATGTATGAATAACCGCATTGTTGTATATGGCATCTTCCATATAGAAGCATTTTTTCTAATTGGAAATATTAGTTCACCACGTTTTACAAAGATTGGATTTTCCATAAACTTTAACTCCTTATCTTTGTGTGTCGCATTTGAAACAATATAAAGCCATATTGCAGACTCAATTACATTCTTGAAAGCTGGATGTTTCCACACGCTACGAAACGCTAAAAAATACCCTGATCGCATTCTAACCTCCCTTTTACTTTGATTAATAATTCTTCTTCAGTTCCAAACTTCTCAATAAATAATTTTTTACCAAGATGTATAGAGTCTTTGCCTGTTCTGTGATGTCTAAAGCAAAGCGGTAATACTGAAAAATGTGATGACCTCTGGCCCATGCCTACACCAGTTCTGGGGTGATGTAATTCTGCAACACCTCCACAAATGATACAACCCAATTCGGACACCCTTCTCATGTGTTCTCTCTCTGCTTTTGTTTTGTATTTTCCCATAGAGCTATTTGTTTCGTATCAACTGGCCTCCAATGATAATAATACAATTTATTTAATTTACCATTGAATTTATCAGGAATGTCTATTGTCCTAATAGGTTTATCTAATTGAGTATAAGCTACAAGCATATGGTCCTTTTTATACTCTAGTTTTAGGTCTTGTTTTAGTTTGATTGCCAAATCTACATATCTGCCTTGTACAGCTATAAGATTTCCATATAGACTTTTTATTTTTTTAGTTAGCATCCTTCCTCCTTTTATGTGTGGGTAAGAGGGAGGTCCTACCCACAACTTTTTACGTTTTCGTTTTTTTAAAAAGGATAACTAAAAAAAACTAACCTAGTGGTTAATTATCCTTATACATTAAAAACGAATCAAATCAATTTTATATGTTTTTAAAAAAAATACAAATCTTATTTGTAATCAGACTCAAAAAATGGCTATTTTATTGGTGTTTTTTATGTATTGACTTACAACCCAGATTTGATAGTTTTTTGACATGGATAACAACGGAGGAAAAATGAAAAAAACTAATGAAGAAAATATGCAAACTACTACTTTTATAATGAAGAATGGTAAAAAAATATTTTATCAAGATGATAAAGGAGATGCTATTCGTAAATTTAGAAGTACATCAGGATATAAAGATAAAGATGTAAAATTTATTAAAACAGAGGGTAATGAAATATCTTGTTTTAATACAACTACAAAAGCAGAAATATCTTTTGAATCACATGATAAAGTTTATAAAAATGCTTTGTCTATGATTTTAACAGGCAGAGGTTTTAGATAAAATGTCTTTTGTAGTATCAATTATAAAATGTAAAGCTAAAGATTGGCAGGACCAATTTAGAAAAGTTTTTGGGGGATACCCCAAAAATGCTACATTACAAGATGTAGTAAAACCCAGAATGGTATTAGCGAATAATGTCATTCAATTTATAAACGAGAGAGACTATGCAAATAAACAGCATACAGAACCTCAAAACAAATCAACGATACTTCAAAGTAGTACACAGGATAACAAAGAAGAAGGAAGAGTTGTACAAATTAGAGAGTTTAAAAAAAAGACTAGCTCTAAGATTGTTTGAGAAAAAGTAAATAGGAAAGGTGGTTATGATAAAAAGGATACTAGGGACAGCGATACTTGTCGCTTTTTTACAAGGATGTGCGAGTTATTCGCCAGTAGTGGATACAGCAGGTAGATCAGGCACATACAATCAAGATCAAGCAAAAGAGATAACTAATGATTTACAACATTGTAAGACATTAGCAAAAAATAATACAACATTTGTAGGTAACATAGTTTATTGGATAGGTGATCCAAAAGCAGAAACTGAGTATGAAGCTATCTATAAAATTTGTATGAACAACAGAGGACATTCAATCATAAAGTAGAGGTAATATGCGTAAAGAAAATATTAAGAAAACAAAACAAAATATGGTTATGCTAAGAGAGCAATATCATATGAATCCTAATAACCAGGAAATAACAGACAGATTAATCGGTCAAAGATTAAGATTTGCAAGAGAGGTTAGAGGATTTACACAAAGTAAAGTTGGAAAAATCTGTGGCTTTACCTTCCAGCAATGTCAGAAGTACGAGCAGGGAGATAATAGCATCAAGGTAAGACATCTTTTAAAATATTCAGATGGTATAGGTTTTTCTTTAAAGTGGTTTTTTAAACCATTCAAATACAAAGAGGAGGATAGTCGTGAAGAATAAAACAGGTAATTACATACAACATAATCCAAAAGGATTTGGTAAAAGATATATTGTAGATGGAGAACCAAAAACAAGCGTTACAACAATTATTGGTAATCATCAAAATAAAAATGGTTTGATGTTTTGGAAACGTAAAATGGTCCTTGATGGATTAAAAGATGTTTTAGTGAGAAACAAAGAACCAATAGATAAAATAAATAATCTTATTAAACAAGTACAATCAAGAACTGATGAACTAGAAACACACGCTAGAGACATTGGTACAGCTCTTCATGAATATATTGATTTGTATTTAAAAGGCAAAGGACCATCTCTTCCAGAGTCAGAGCCATTAAAGACTATGGTTACAAAATGGAGCAACTGGTGGAAATCAAGCGGATTTAAAATAGTGGTTAGTGAATTACCATTATATAGTCCTAAGTTTGATGTTGCTGGATGTTTAGATATGATTGTAACAAAAGATTCTTGGAAGGGTAAAAATGCTCTCCTGGATACAAAGACTTCAAAAGACTTTTATGTAGATCAAGCAATACAGGTTGAGACATATAAAAGATTTGTTGAAGAAACAACGGATATTAAAATACATTATCTTGGAATAGTTAATGTTCCTAAACAACCTAACAAGGAAGTATCTATTATGAAATTAAAGATAGATGATTTGTATTTTAAAGGATTTAAGGCATCAAAATTTCTGGAGAACCTTGAATCTAAATTTAATAAAAAAGTCCAGAAATGGAAAAAGGAGAATAAACGTGATGTATAATAAGAAGCAATTTGATAAGCCCTTTTGTGGATTAACACTTACATTATATCCAACAGGTAAGAAGTCACCTAGTTTTGAGATGGGTGCAAAAGCAAACTCAGAGTTTAAATGTTCTTTAACAAAGAAGTTTTTTAAATTATCTGAAGTAAGTAATTGGTTTAACTTACCTGAAGTTAGAGCATATAGAGATGCAGGTTATAGTCCTAAATGGGGATCAAGGATTGTAGAAACTGATATGAAATATGGTAACTCAACAAAAGAAGAGTTATGTTTCTATATGGTCAAAATGAAAGATGTTGGAACATTTAAAAGAGTAAGTGTCCCACCTCAATATCAACAAAGACAACAAGCGGCTCAACCACAAATGAGAGAGCCAGGAGAGGATGAGTGGAATGACCAATTTTAGGACTGAAATAAGTATTTCAACATCTTTAGTTGGAAAACAAAAATGTTGTCAATGTGGAAAAAATTTAGATTGTTTTTCAATTATATATAATAACAAATTTATTGAATATTTTATATGTAATGATTGTTATGATAATGATTTGGATAAACTACATTATATTGCTTGGTGGATGAAAATTAATTTAAAAAGGAAAGTAAAATGATAGAAGATTATCTTAATTTAGATAGAACAAAACTTATGGAAGATTTAAGGGATTTATCTAAAAAGTATAATGAAGCGTATGCACTCCAGCTTAGAACAGAGACACAAACGAAAACACTCTATGCTGGATTGTATGTAAAATATAAAACAGGTGCAGAAAAAATGTCAATAAAAGAGATAGAAACAAAAATAGTTTTAGATAAAGATATGTCTCAACAGCGTCTAAGAGATGATGAGTCTAAGAAAAACTATTTGATAGCAAAAACTAATTATAATAATATGCTTACTGAAATATCTCTTTTACAAAGTGAGCTTAAAAGAGAACTACAATTAATGGGTAAGGAGAAGTAATGTTATTTTTTGGTAAAAGTAAATCTGATTGGAAAGCATTAGAGTTACATTACAGAAGAGAATGGATTTGTTTTGTAAGTGGCTTTGTGCTTGGTGCAATTATATTTTAGTGTTTTGTAGGATTGTAAAAATCCACGTCATCATTAGCAGTTACAGGTCGGTAGGTTATTTGATAATCTAACAATACTAAACCTTTGCTTTCAAAGTTTTTAAGTATTTCTTCTTTATGATTAAATGTAGGATACTTGTCTAAAAAAGATATGCTTATTGCTTTACCTAATGGCTCTGTATCATCCAAAGGTGCAAAAAAGAATTGTGCATCTACAAGTATATAATCGTTCATACTTTGTTCTTAACACAAATTACTTCTTCTTTATAGCTGAAACTCCTCTGATTCCTAATATTGTACTGAAAGCACCAATGACTAATCCTTGATACCAAAATGGTAAGTTTTCAAACTTTTGAAAAAAATAATCTACACGCTGTTGTAAATCTGGATCACCAAAAAAAACTGAATAAGCTAAAATTAATAATGGTAGCGAAAGTAAAATCAAACAAAATTCATCTTTAAAATCTGACTCTTGTCTTTTATGTACTATCTTTTGTAATTCTACTTCGCCTTTTACAGCTCTCTCTAAATGTTTTACTTCAGCTTCTGATTCTAAAACTGCGGCTCTTTTTTTATTACGATATATCTCCGCACCAGTTTTTAAAGCTAATTTACCTAACGTGAACCACATTTTAACTCCAATGCCAATTCGCAATAATGTTTAATTTTTTCATATCTCTCTCTATCAGATTCATAATGTTTTTTTCTTACAGCATATTTTACAATATTTCCATCAATGAAATCTAGCTTATGGGCCACGATAAGCTGTATAGGGTCAATTTTTGCGTTCTTGTAATGTTCCCCCCCAATCTGCTTATCTAATGCTGAACCCCTCTTAAAACGCTTTATTTTGCCTTCTAAGGGGTCTTTTTTATCGGTCATACTATCTTCTTAATCCAATCGCCCTTCTTATTCAAGACCATTGGTAAAAGTCTAGGTATTCCGTCTAATATTATTCCACAACCCAAAATGAACCTTGTACGAAAATTCTTCGCATAGCTCATTGAAAGCGACTTTTGATTTATCAAACATCCAACATTCATACCCCAAAAAATAGCATCTGGATTTGCCCAATATTTTATGGTGAACGCTGTATGGTAATGGCCCTGCGTTACGGACATTCCCATAGTTTGAGATACTTTCAATACATCAGCAGACCTTCCATGAGTAAAAAAACATTTTTGTCCATTTGACATTTTAAGAGTCAAATCATCTATCCATTTCCATTTCTTTGTGCCTAAGAAATCTCCATAATCTTTTAAAAATTGACGACTCATTCCAAACTTTACAGCTCTTCTATAAACAAGACTAGAATGGTTGCTATCTACTTCAATCATTTTTGGAAATACTGATTCAAGCTCTTTAACGTATTTTTTTGAAGCATTAAGTTCATGTCCTGGTGAATATAAGTCTGGATCGTGTGTGTGCATATTGATTGCATGAAAATCTAAAAGATCACCTATATTGACAATAAAATCAGGTTTAAATTCTTTTTTAACACATTTTAAAAACTCTATTGAGTCTTTGTGATGATATGGAATGTGCATATCTGAAATAACGAGTATCCTTTTCATATACTTCGCTTATAACGTGAATTGTGTATAAAAGCAAATTTACTGGAGAAGTGTGTAGATCAAGTGAGTAGCCGCAATCAAACAAATAGACCACATAACTTTTTCCATTCTTGAAACTCTTTGATCTAAATGTGCTAAGTGATTGCCACGAATAGTTTGTATCTCGTGTTTAAGAAGTGCTATCTCACCTTCTATACGAATCAAATGCTCTTTGTTTTTTTGACTTACTGTTGCCATTTTTATCTTTTACGCTTTTTTCTACGCAAATCAAGGTCATGTTTTCTTGATCCTCTAAGGAAACTATTGACTCTTCCCATAGACCAAGCCGCCATAGGGACTCTTCTTGAACCAGATGATAAAAATGCTCCTTGTCCTCTACGATATACTTTTACTAATGTTGAATAGGATATACCTTTTCTTGCTTTTGCTTTTCTTCGTAATGTAGCTTTAGTAGCCGCAGATAAAGGTCGTCTAAATTTTCTTGCCATTATGCTCTGGTCCTTCTTCTTAAAAGTTCAACAGGTATATACCCACCTTTTTTGTATATAGCAGAAACTTGTTTGATAAGTTTTGCTCTTCTGGACCTTCTTCTACCTGTAAGACCAGTAAGATACTTTTTTGGTATTTTTGTTTTTTTATCTTTTTGTACTCTTCTTCTTTTCATTTTCCTACATTTCTCATTGCTCTTCTATGAGCTGATTGAAAAGTAGCACCCTTTTTCATTGCAAGAGCCATTGACCTCATATGTTTTAATGAGTGATGTCTTGCGTGTCGTCTCATAGTCTTTTGCTGACCTGGTTTGAGACCTTTTATTATATTTTTAATAGATGCTACCTTTACCATTATCTTTTCTTTTTCTTTTTCTTCTTTTTCTTTTTTTTTCTTTTCATTCCGTAAGGACCCATATTTACCTCTTCTTTCGTTTTTTTGTTTTTTTCTGTTTCTTCATAATAGCTTTTTGTAATGCTATCGGAAGTTTCTTTTGTTTTTTTGTTAGTTTCATATTACCTTATTTGTTCGCTGTTTTCATTATATTAGCAAGAGCTTCACATCTTTTAGTTGTTTGCTTATGCCATGCAGAGTCTATCATTTCTGCTGATGCTTTATCAAGATTATTATTTCTTAATGCTTCCCACATTTTTTTAAACTTCATAACTCTGGGTTTGCCTAATTGAAAACACATTTCAATTATTACACCTTTAATTATATGGTTATGTTTTATTTCTGTAAGAAGCTCGTTTGCTGATTTTTCAGCTATTTTAAAATCATTATCAAAGACTTTTTCAAGATCATCTTTGCTATAAGTAACGCCCTCAACATAAGGATCGTTGGGTAATACAAGATGACCATAACCAATAGTAGCAAAACCCAAGCTATCGGAATACACAGTATCCCTAAACCCTTCATGTTCTTTAATTCGCTGTTTAATTTCTTCCATATATTCTCCTTATTATGACGTATTATATTTAAAATTTTTATCATATACAGGCATGGGAGCTGGTGGTTTGGTGGTAAGCTCCCACACCAAGTAAATTATTATCATTGTTTGAACCAAGAAGGAAGTCCTAAATGCTTACGGCCATCATAAATATTTTTATCTGCATTTTTTGATTTTTGATTATTGTAATGTAAAAAAACCTGACAGCAATCGTTACCTTGAAACTCCTCTCTCCAATGTTCTAAAATCATACCTTGATACACAAGCATATCTCCTGGTTTCAAAACTATTGCTTTACCTTTGTTTTTACTTGAAGCTGTATATTTTTTTCCATCTGGTATTCCAACATTCTTTTTATTTTCTAAATATATTGGCCATAGGTCACCACCTAAATTAAGTGTTGTTGATATTTCACAACTAAATCTATCTTTATGTCTGTGTAATACATCTCCTGTTTTATATATTCTTGCGTAAGAGTATGTTGGATTTAATTTAAGTTTTGTTGTTTTTTCCATTACATCTAAACATTTCATCAATAAAGTTTCCATAACTAAATCTGCATAATGTGAATATGTATTAGGGACTTGTTTATCATTCCATATACCAAACTCTGTTGTAAATGGTGATATATACCTTGTATCAAACATTGTCCTTGCTACCTGTCTTTTTAAAAGAAAATAATTATAACAAAATTCTGCTATGTTTTTTGGTATTGCCTCTTTAATAACTACATATTTATTTTTTTGAAAACTCATTTAATACTCTTTTCTTTTGAGATACTTGTTTCTACTGCTTTTATATTCCAATGTATAAATCTAAAATTATCTAAACCAGCATCTACAATGTATTGATGTGGTAAATATCCAGGTATAATTATCATTGTTCCTGGTTGAATTTTAAAATGTATTTGTTCACTTGCTAATGAAATTTTACTAGGGTCTTTTTGTGGTAGCTTTGTCATCCTTGCACCCATTCTTGGATCATGAATTACTGGCACAGAAGTCCTTTCGCTACATTTTAAAAAGTAAAAACCTGAGACGTGCTGATTCCAATGAACATGAGTATCGTGATGACCTCCACCTTTTTTACTAAATTCTTGTACCCAAAACTCTGTAAAATGTAAGCTATGACTTCTTAAATCAAAACCTTGCCAGTCTAAAAATTCAAAACTTCTAGCACCACAAAAATTTACAAACTCCTTAGCTTGTGGATCATTAGAAAAACTTTCGCTATGTCTTGATAAACCAAAATCACCTATTGCTTGTTTCCATTTTGGCTCTTTTTTTAAATTTTGTTTTAATAACTTATCAGCTTTTTTTATGTATTTATCTGTTATCTTAGTCATTGATTTTAAAAACATAGGTGCTTGTGCTACCCATATTGGAGTTGAAAAATAAAACTCACTTTTAAAATCTACATGGTTTTTTGGTTTTTGTTCGCTTCCACCTTGTATCATATTATCTAAACGGATAACCTAGATTCCATATTACTAGACTATACCTTACTCCTTTCGTTACTGGTTTTACTCTATGCCAAACAAAACTAGGAAAAACTACAAGACTACCTTTTGGTAAAATTTCTGTGCAAGTTCTCACGTTTGGTTTTTTATCAGGATCTTCATTTCTAAAATCAAATTCTAACTCTCCACCTTTATATTCTTTTGGGTCTGTTAAAGAAACTGTTACTGATAATTTTCTAATTTTACCTTTTGTTGGTCCTTCTTCCATATATGGTTTGTCCCAACTATCACAATGCCAGTCGTAATATTGGCCTTTTTTATATATTGTAAATTGACAAGATTCTGAATACTCCCACATAAAATTCCATCCTGCGTTTGTATTAGCTTGATGGACATAAGGTTGGATTTCTTTATATATCCATCTGTCATTCATCCAAACAATATTTGAATCCCTTTTTTTTTTTAAATTTTGCATTTCTTCTTTTGTAAGAGGTGATTTGTTTAAATCCCTGTCTCTGCCAAATCCACCTGTAAGAGCTTGTATTTCGTTTTCTTTTGATGCTAAACCATATTTAACAATGTCATCACATATTCTTGGAGGAATTGCAGATTGAAAATACCAATAGTGATTAGATATATTCATAAGATGTAAGTAAAATAGTTTGTATCCTTTTTGTTTTATTTTGAGAAACGTAAAATCTCTGCATACTTGGGAATATTATAAATTTGTTATTTTGTAAAGGTAAAGTCCAGGACCTGTTCGCCCTGCGGTTGTCATTATATTCTATTGTTACATCAAGTTTATCATCAAT